CCTAACGGTAAGTGGGTACAAGATAACGGTCAAGATGTACACTTGATCATGACAGGTGGTGAGCCGTTGTTAGCGTGGCAACGTCTTTACGTAGAGCTGTTCGAACATCCACGTATGCAGGATTTAAAAAATGTTACATTTGAAACAAACACTACACAACATCTACACGAAAATCTCTTTAACTATCTCAACGATCAGGACAGAATCCAAGTCACTTGGAGTTGTTCCCCAAAACTTAGTGTTAGTGGAGAACCTTGGGATACTGCTATTAAGCCTGATGTGGCTAGTGAGTATCAGCTTGTTACTGATAGCGACATGTATCTTAAGTTTGTTGTCGCTACTCAAAGCGACTTTGATGAAGTTAAAAGAGCTGTGGACTCTTACAGAGGTGCCGGGGTGGAATGTCCGGTATATCTTATGCCGTTGGGTGGACGTAGTGAAGAATACACCCTCAACGTTAAAGATGTGGCTGAAGCGTGTATGGCAGAAGGATGGCGATTTACCCCCAGACTCCATATCAGCTTATTCGGAAATGCCTGGGGAACTTAATAAAGTGAACAAGTATAAAAACGAACAACATAAAAAAGCAATGGAGGCTCCTATTAAAGATCCTTCAGAAGCAATTAGAAAGGCGGGATGGTGATGAAGAAATGGTTAAAAGACATAACTGGTGTAAGTGCTAAAGAAGAAGCTATCGCTAAAAAAGAAAAAGAAGTTAAAGATGAAGAAATGAAACTTCTTAAAAAGAAAGACCCTAAGGCTTACGCAACAAGTAAGAAAGAATCTTGGGTCAACGTACTCGACATGAAAGTAAACAAAGATAATATCCGAAATGGATTCTTTGAACTTGATTGGAATGAATACTTTATCGTAGAACTTAAACAAAATGGATACGGGGTCGATGGCGATCCTGAAGAACAAATTGTAGATAGATGGTTTAGAGATATTGTATACGGTATGTTAGAAGAGCAAGGTCAAAGCACAGATGTAGGAGCAGGATATATTAATGTTGTTCCACTTGACAAGGACAAAAGCGAAATATCATAATGCGTGATGATCTAATGGTACAACAACAAGTAGCAAATGTATGGCAACATATGGTCGGTGTTATTTGTTTAAATTGTACAAACCGTAAACAAGTTAAAGCAGTACTACCTACGTTCTTTAGCAAGTGGAGTACACACGATAGTTTTGTACACGCAGGGCGTAGAGAAATTGAAGAAGTAATTGCTCCTTTAGGTATGAAACATGTACGAGCAGAAAGATTGTATCGTATGAGTGAACAGTTTAAAGATTGGGACGGTGAAGATGCTACACAACTATACGGAATTGGCAAATATGGTAGTGATAGTTATGAATTGTTTTACAAAAAAAGAGTACCAAACAATATTGGTGATCACGAACTGAAGCGTTATGTAGATGAAGAATTTAATGGTTGACACAAGCCAGATCTGGTGCTATAATACTACTATAAATTACACAAAGGCAAACTAATATGAGTACATATATTCTTGTAGACACAGCAAATACATTCTTTCGTGCTAGACATGTAGTACGAGGTAGCATAGATGATAAAGTAGGTATGGCACTACACATTACACTAGCAGGTGTTAAGAAAGCATGGAATGACTTTGACGCAGATCATGTTGTATTCTGCTTAGAAGGACGTAGCTGGCGTAAAGACTTTTACGAGCCTTACAAGGCTAATAGACAAGTTGCTCGTGATAAGATGACTGTAACTGAGTCAGAAGAAGATAAAATCTTTTGGGAAATATTTGATGAGTTTAAAGACTTTGTTACAGACAAAACAAACTGTACTGTTATGCGACATCCTGAACTAGAAGCAGATGATCTTATTGCTGGTTGGGTACAATCACATCCTGAAGACAATCATATTATTGTTAGTACTGATGGTGACTTTGCTCAACTTATTGCTCCTAATGTAAAACAATATCACGGTGTAAACAAAGAAACAATTACACTTGAAGGTTACTTTAACGACAAAGGTGAACGTGTAATAAATAAGAAAACAGGATTAGAAAAAGAAGCACCTAATCCGCAGTTTATGTTATTTGAAAAGTGTATGCGTGGAGACACTAGTGACAATGTGTTTAGTGCTTATCCAGGTGTACGTACAAAAGGTACTAAGAACAAAGTAGGCTTACTAGAAGCATTTGAAGATAAAGATCGCAAAGGCTTTAATTGGAATAATATGATGCTACAACGTTGGATAGATCATAACGGTGACGAACATCGTGTATTAGATGACTATCAACGTAATGTTGTATTATGTGACTTGTCAGCACAGCCTGGTAACATTAGAAGTATTATTAATGATGTTATCGAAGATGCTATTGAACAACCTAAACAAATTTCGCAAGTAGGACTTTATCTTATGAAGTTCTGTGCTAAACATGATATGCAAAGAATTGCGGAACAGGCTCAGCAATTTGCTGAACCGCTTAACGGAAGATACATAAAGGAAGCAGTATGATAAAAGCAAAACCTATTTTAAAAAATAAATTTTGGATTATTGAATCTAACGGCAAACGCATTGGTACTTTGTCTAAAGAAGATGACAAACGGCTTATGTATAGTTGTAGTACAGGTACTGAATACTTTAGTGACACAAAACAATTTAATGCTTATATAGGTAATATTAGTTGGGATAAAACAAGAATATCAGACGGCAGTAGTATTGAAAAAGTAATTCATGGATTTGCTACAAGTGGTACACCTTATAACGTAATGTATAATGTACAAAAGAAATTACCATTGTTTACTAAAAGTAAAAAATCTAAGAGTTTGTATGCGGCAGGTTATTATATTATTAAATTTAATAAAGGTTGGGTAAGAAGTTTTTGTCCTAAACTAGTTACACTTGAATCATATGAATATAAAGGTCCTTTCAAGACTGAATTTACAATGAGGCAGGAGTTAAGTAATGCAAACAAACGATCCAATTAATACAATGCCTATTCAGGCATTTTTAGCACAAGTAAAAAGTGCTGACAATTCAAATGCTAAAGAATTAAAAATGGATATCACTAGTGCTAAAAATTTAGCAACTACACTTGGTATTGTTATGGCTAACCAACAAGGACGTTTAGAAAAACTTGTTATTGAAAATAAAGGTGACGCTAACGAAACTGTTACAATAAGTATGGATGGCGGAGCAGGCTGGAAATGAAGTGGTTTATTTTAGTCATTTTTTTACAACAACCTAGCATTTATGTTTTTACTGATCCTACATTTGAAACTGAGGATCAATGTGTAGGTAGTATTACTGATCCACAATTTTATCCCACACTAGTTGCTAAGTTATTACAAGAATATCAACAACCTTTGGCAATAAGAAATGTAATCTGTATTGACGAGAAAGAACTTAAAGACGTACTAACTGAATTAAGTAGTAAATCTGCTTAATAGTAGTAGTTTTCTTCTACAAAAGAGATAAATATATACGTAGTTAATTAAAGGATTACGTATATGAGTAGACCAAAACCAACAATATTATTAGAGTATGTAGACAAAGCAACATATAAATCTGAGCAAGTTTTAAAGTCAGAAGCAATATGGGCAGTGTTCTATCAAGGGAAACCTTTCAACTTAAAAACATCAAATTCAATCACAAACTATCCAGGACCTAAGTATAAGAAAGTTTCTTTTAGTAATCCGGGTCACGCACACAATCTAGCTAAAAAATTAAATGATACATTTAAGTCAGATGAGTTTGCTGTACACAAACTAACAGCAGGTGAAGTAGTAACAGAAGAATGAACTGGAAAGAAACTTATACTAAGATCTTTCTAAAGCAAGCAGATATTGCCGTTAGTGACGCTAATGTTAAACAGCATATGTCTGACTGGTGGCAGAATACTAGAGAAAAGTCCGAAGGTGGTCTAAGGCTAACTGATGCAGGCTTTGAATTTATTACTACTAAACTAGACTTACAAACATACGAAGTACCATTTCCAAAAGACTTCAAAATGACTACACAGACTGTTATCTTTTTAGATAAGTTTATCACATGTCCATACTACTTAACTGGATTTAGTATATCTGTAACCGACGAAAAGAAGGCTATGGAACTACATTTATTCAGCGGAGACCTCCGTAAATACGGTTTAAATAAAGCAATTAACCGCCAAAACTAGTACACATACCAACAAAAATGCTTAAAAAGCAGTTTAAGAGCCGTTTAGACGGTGAAACCATACGTTTAAGGCGCCTGTCGTAATGGTTATTTTATAGGGTACAAAGTTAATAAAATGTTAAAAAGTAACCAAAAGTGGTTGACTTTAGAGTATAACGAGTGTATTATATATACATACTTAGAAATTAAGTATGGCACTGATGACAACAAAAGAGGAATATAACATGGATAATATTACACTACGTACAGTTTCGCCTAATGGGGCAAAGAAAAGCATTAAAAGGGCATTTAAGAAAAAGCGTCCTGTTTTTATGTGGGGTCCTCCAGGTATTGGTAAGTCTGACATTATTAGTCAAATTACTAGAGAATATACAAACTCACACCTAATTGACATTCGTTTGTCGTTATGGGAACCTACAGATATTAAAGGTATTCCATATTTTGATAGCAACGCAGGTACAATGGTTTGGGCACCACCAGCAGAACTTCCAAATGAAGAGATGGCATCTAAGTACGATTATATTGTATTGTTCTTAGACGAAATGAATTCTGCGGCGCCGGCAGTACAAGCGGCGGCTTACCAACTTATTCTTAACAGACGTATTGGGCAATACAAATTACCAGACAACGTTTTGATTGTTGCGGCTGGTAATAGAGATGCTGACAAAGGTGTTACTTATAGAATGCCTGCTCCGTTGGCAAATAGATTTGTTCACTTAGAACTAGCAGTTGATTTTGATGACTGGTTCCAGTGGGCTGTAGATCACAACATACATACTGATGTTGTTGGTTATTTGACATTTAGCAAGAAGGACTTGTATGACTTTGATCCTAAGAGCCCAAGTCGTTCGTTTGCTACACCTCGTTCTTGGTCATTTGTTTCCGAGCTTATCGAAGACGATGATGATGAGAATACCACTACCGATTTGGTAAGTGGATCTGTCGGCGAAGGACTTGCCGTTAAGTTTATGGCGCATCGAAAGATTGCTTCGAAACTTCCTAACCCTACTGACATACTTGAAGGTAAGGTTAAGGATATCGAGACTAAAGAAATCAGTGCCATGTATTCCTTGACTGTCTCACTTTGCTATGAACTTAAAGACGCTTGTGATAAAAACGATAAAAAGTTTGATTCGAAAGTTAATAACTTTTTACGTTTCGCAATGGATAACTTCGACACTGAATTGGTTGTAATGGGTATTAAGTTAGCCCTCACACAATACTCACTTCCAATTGACCCAGATGAGGTAGAGTGTTTTGATGAATTCCATGAGCGTTTTGGCAAGTACATTACTGCCGCACAGGAGGCGTAAGCCTCAGAGTTTTGGACATTTCTCTACAAAAAAATGTCCATTTATCCTTGACATTTAGTATTAAATACTATATAATATAAGGACAATAAGGAATTTAGAGAGGCATAATATGACAATAGATACAAAAGGTTTTCAACCAAATCCAGACATTACACCTGAAGAACTAGAAGCTATGAGAATTGATGTAGCTGATAGAATTATTGTTGCTCGTGTTGGATTGCTTCTTAGACACCCATTCTTTGGCAATATGGCTACTAGGCTTATTGTTAAAAACTGTGATGATTGGTGTCCTACTGCCGCTACAGACGGCAGACATTTATATTATAATACACAGTTCTTTAATGCTATGAGCAATAAGGAAATAGAATTTGTAATCGCACACGAGATTTTACATTGTGTTTTCGATCATATTACACGTAGAGAAGATCGTATTCCAGTACTACACAATATCGCATGTGATTACATCGTAAACAATACACTAGTACGTGATAAGATTGGTGAAATGGTTAAGATTGTACAATGCTATCAAGACTTTAAATATGATGGTTGGATGAGTGAACAGGTATATGATGACTTGTTCAAACAAGCAGAAGAAAGAGGCCAACAGTATTTAGATCAGCTAGGTGAACTATTAGACGAACATGTTGATTGGGAAAAAGATGCTCAGGGCAATGACAAAGGTAAAGCAAAAGGTAAAGACGGTAAGGGAGAAGGCAGACCTACTTATTCAAAAGAAGAACTTAAAAAAATTAGAGATGAAATTAAAGAGAATATGATTTCAGCGGCACAGGCTGCCGGTGCTGGTAATACTCCAGCAGAAGTTCAACGTATGATTAAGGAACTTACAGAACCTAAAATGAACTGGCGTGAAATACTACGTCAACAAATTCAAAGTACAATACGTAATGATTTTACATTTCAACGTCCTTCACGTAAAGGTTGGCATACTGGTGCTATACTTCCGGGTATGAACTTTGACGAAACTATTGATATCTGTGTTGCTATTGATATGTCAGGTTCTATTACTAATACACAGGCACAAATATTCCTTAGTGAAGTAAAAGGTATTATGGAAGAATACAAAGACTATAAAATTAAACTATGGTGCTTTGATACTGAAGTTTATAATGAAGCTGACTTTAGCGCAGATGACGGTAGTGATCTACTTGATTACGAAGTTGCTGGAGGCGGTGGCACTGAGTTTATGGTTAACTGGACTTATATGAAAGAACACGATATTGTTCCTAAAAAGTTCATTATGTTTACAGATGGATATGCTTGGGATTCATGGGGTGATGAAAACTACTGTGAAACAGTGTTTATTATTCATTCACATCATGATAAAAATTTACAAGGGCCATTTGGAGTTACTGCTCACTATGACGAACATGCCGCTTAAAAATATAACTGCTAATAACTTTTTTGATCTAAGAAAACTAGATTTTGAAGGACCTCATCTTTCTACAATCGATCTTCCCATTAGATACAACATAGAACAAGCATTAGTAAAGTGGATTGAAACAAATCTTAAGAAAAGATACTATTTAGGCAAATGTACAGGCCTAACTTCAAAAAACAAATTAGAAGACGTAGTACGTGTAGGATTCGAAGATCCTAAAGAATTATCATATTTCGCTCTTGCTTGTCCACATTTGAAGTACAAATAAATATTAAGTACATATATAATAACATAAGGAGTATATATAATGTCAAAAGAAACACCAGAAGCAGTGGCAACACAACCACAAGCGGCGGCTCAATCACCAGTTGAGTTAACAGTACAAGACCTTGGTGTGCTAAGATCAATTATCGATGTAGCATCACAAAGAGGAGCGTTTAAGGCTAACGAAATGGAAGCCGTAGGTAAAACGTTTAATAAACTAGACACGTTTCTACAAACAGTAGAAAAAGCTGAAGCAGAAGCTAAAGCAAATAATCCTGAGGCAACCCCTGAGGAAAAAGGAGCAAAATAATATGGCTGATTTAAAACATGTAGGTAAACTTAAAGCAAACGGACGTAAAGTTATCGTTGCTTATAGAGTTATTCCTAAAGAAAATCCACCAGTAAATTGTTTACTATTAGATACAGCAGTTTTAAAAGACGCTGATCACGATAGTATCATTAGTGCCGTAGAAAGTAATGCTGGACAATCAGCATTTGAATTTGTAGAAGTAATGGCAAGAACACAATTATCAGATGGTGCTAACATGTTAGCAAGAATGCATGCTACAGGTATGCTACAAAAAGTGCCAATGACCGAAGTGTTAATGACACCAAATACTACTAATACAGTTGGACTTGACGAACTTAATAAGATAATCGCTGACCAAAGAGGTGTTACTATCGCTGACTTGGCAATGAAAGATCCTAACGAATTACCCGAAGGCACAACTGTTGAAGAAGTAGGTAGTGTAAATGAAATTCCGCAAAAGGCAAATACACAAGTAGTAGCTGAATCACAAGCGGCAGAAACTTTACAAGCACCTAGTGACGGTGTACTTAGTGACGCAGACTTAGCGGCTAGTTATCGTTCACAAGCTGATCGACTTTACAAAGAAGCAAAGGCACTTAGAGCCCAAGCAGAAGAATTGGTACCGACTACGAAGAAGAGTAAAAGTGCCAAAGAAACTGCCTAATGATGTAATTCAGCACTGGCCTGAAGTTTTTAATGACATTGATATACAAACTATCCCCGTACAGTATCTTTCTACAATTCGAATAGAATTCAAAGACGGTACTATATGGGAGATAGATTGTGCGGCCAAGGCAGAAACCGGCGCTAATTTAGATAAAACTATAGCAGATTTATTTGAAGATTACGGCAATAGTATACTTCATGTAGACTTTAGGCTTAATACAGCTAAAGTAAAGCGTGATGTACAAAAAAAGACAAGAGCTTTTATGAAAAAGCCATTAAAGAAAAGAAAGTAACTATTTGTGTATTTGGCATAAATATATGTAACAATGAATTAGGAGCATTTACATGGGTACTTTACGAATTAAACGAGGCACAAAGACGGCGCTTCAAACCACACCAGGTTACACGCCATTAGAAGGTGAGCTTGTTTACACCACAGACACAAAAGAAGTATTTGTAGGAGACGGCGCTACAACAGGCGGAACTCCGGTATCTGTATCTACACAAAATTTAGAAGACTTAGGTAACGTACAAGCACTAGCGGCGCAAGCTGATCAGATACTTGTATATAACGGATCTAATTGGGCGGCAACAAACAACCCTGCCGTAGACATTAGAGGTAACATTTATGGTGATGATTCAACGCTCCTAGTTGATGCTATAAACGGAAAAATTGTTGCTCCAGTTGATACTACTACAGTAATAGCGTCAGGCGGTTTTACTGGTAACCTTAACGGTGACGTTGTTGGTGGACTTACAGGTAACGTAGTTGGTAATACAACAGGTACACATTATGGTAACGTAATTGGTGCTTTAGACGGTGATGTTACTGGTAGTGTATTTTCAGATGATAGTACAGTACTACTAGACGGAATAGGCAAAACATTCTCAGGAAATATTATTGGTAATACTGAGATGTCATCGGCAACAGCATCTGAAGTACAACTTGGTATAACAAGTTTAGAAAATACTAGTAAAATTAATTTAAGACGTCAATCTGCTACATCTTTGTCAGGTGATGCTACTATACAATATGGTACTATATCTTTTGGTAGAGACGATACAGCAGGAGTATTAACAACTGGTTTACTTTTTGGTAGAGAAGATTCAATATACATTGGTCAATCTGCAACTGGTGCGTTTAATACTGAAGCAGTATATATGGTTTGGAAAGGCAATAAGTTAGGCCTTGGTAAAACAACTCCAACTCAACAATTAGAAATGACTGGTAATGCTAAAATTGACGGCTTTGTACAATTTGGTTCATTAACAACTACTGAACGTAATGCTCTTACAGCGGCAAATGGAATGGTTATCTACAACACAACAGATAACAAATTCCAAGGTTACGAAAACGGTGCTTGGGTTAACTTAATCTAAACGTAATATTCGTTTTATAAATCCTTAAAAAATCGTAAGATAAGTATTAGTATGAAAGTTACTAATATTAAATCTAACTGGGTCAGTGAAGTATCTGATGTAGATTGTTCTAACCTAACTCAATTACAAAAGACAGAAGTATACAATTTGTTTGCTAAACAAAAAGTATTAATTTTTAAAGACCAATCTTTAAACAATACACAACTTAAAGATTTCTGTAGTATATTTGGTGAAGTATGGGACAACTCAAAAGAAAAATATAGTGGACTACAACAAAGTGTAGTCAGCGGACACGAAGATAACTTTGTTGAAACTGTAAGCGAAGACGGATTATTAAAGTCAGGTGTTATAAACTGGCATGTTGATCTTACACATTTTCCTTCCCAACTACTTCCTAATAGAATTTTGTATGCTGTTGAGCTAGAAGGCGAACCTTCTGGTACACAATTTATTGATACTATTCAAGGCTTACATTTGATTGATAATTCTATAAGAGACTTTTTACAATCTACTGTTGCTATATGTAAAGCACCTTATAACACACCTTGGAACTGTCCTGTTCGAAGGCCAGCAATACAATGGCATCCTATACATAATGATTTTGGCTTAGTAGCAGACGAATTATTTACACAATGGATAGAGGGTCTTAAAGAAGGTACAGACTATAAACAATGGATTAGAAATAATGTTATAGATAAGATGATGACTGATGAAACAGTTTATACACACGATTGGAACTTAGGAGACATAGTTGTATATGATAACTGGAGTACTATACACTATCGAGATGCCTTTGTAGGTAAAAGAAAACTAAAAAGAGTTACTTGGGACCAAAATTGGTTTAGAAAATGATTTACACAAAAGATATAGCCTTTATACATGTTCCAAAGACTAGCGGTATGAGTATTAAGAAAAGCATAAAACTTAACTGTCCTGACGCAAAATACATGCCAGAAGATATGTTTAGCAAAGAAATTAACGGAGTAGACTGGCGTGAAGTTATGCACTATCCATACAGTCATTGGGAACCATTAATAGAAAACAAGTGGGTGTTTAGTGTTGTTAGAAATCCGTTTGTTAGAGCTGTAAGTCTTTATGTATTTTTAAAGAACATGTATGCGTTTAAAGATAAAATTACTGACTTAACCTTTGAAGAAGTATATTCAAAAAAGAATAAGTTTGCTACTACTACACAAACTAAAATCCTTACAGGTATCAACAGTATGGTACCTAATGTTTTTAAATACGAAGACGGATACTCTAAACTTGAAGATAAATTAGGTTTCAAAATAGATCAAAAAGAAATGGTTAATCCTAAATATAATTACTTAGACTATTACGACGAAGGAAGGGAAAAGTTAATTTTAAATATCTTTGAAGAAGATTTTAAAAACTTTTTTTATAGTACTAATGTTGTATAGATATTGTTCACAGATACCGCAAATTCCAGATGAGCTTATTAACCTTACTGAAGAACAAATAAGAAAAATTCCTAATAAATTTAACGGAGTTAAAGCAACAAAGTATTCATTACATACTGCTACAAAAAAACTTGAAGAATTCTTGACACCATATTTTGATAATAACGTAAACATCGCCTTTCAATTAATTACAGATAATTTACCTGTACACAAAGACTATGGCAGAACAAATTGTTACAATTATATTATTAAATCAGGCGGTGATGTTAGTACAGTTTGGTACGATGACAATCTAAAAGAAATTGACAGAGTAGTATTTCCTACACGCATTTGGCACAATATTAATGTAGAAAAGTTTCATAATGTTATAGGTATTAATAATACACGCATAGCAATTAGCGTTTGGACCAAAGATGAAAGTGCTATAGGAGAAATTAAAACTTAACCGTGGTACATTTCTTTTGTAACATACTCAACTGTATCTTTGTTTAGCTCTACATTTAAAACTATAAAGTACACTGACTTAAAACCAGCATTAAACAAGTAGTGCATTTTTGCTGTATCAACAAAATAAACTCTACCGTTTACCCAATGTTGTATTTTGTCATCTACTATAAATGTAAACTCCGGAACATTTGTATTTTGTAAAGGTATAATTAGTCTAAAACTATCTATGTTTAGTCCACCAAAGTCTCTGTGAGGAGGAAAATATCCACCAGGGTCTAATTTTAATACATGACTTCTAAAAAGGAACGGTTCAATAGGTTCAAGTATTTTCTTAAGATCAGGATATTCATATACAGGAGTAATTTTTGTAAAATCTCTCTCAGTCAAATTTGTACTATTTTCTTTATTGTAATCTTTCAAACTATCAAGATCAGGAACACCGGTTGTTCCTCCATCTAAACTTGTAATACTTAACCCGTATCTCTTGATATCTTTTCTTGGATTATAATGTACATAACCAAAATTTTCTTCAGTCCAAGCAACAAACTTTTCTGATTGCGGTAAGAAGTAATTTATAGGATATACAGATCCGTATACTGTTAGGTAGTTATATAACTCTAGGCTCATACTAATACTTATATAGCCAGGAACACATATACAGTAAGTAGTGGTTTATAAATATTGCATAATGATTAATATCGTAG